AAGATCAACAGTATTACCACCTCCATCACCACTAACTCTACATTCAGCATAATATTTTCCAGAACCTTTAGGTCGTAAAGTTGAAACCATCGGATAACCTTTATTTGTTCCATTAGTCCAATGGGTTAAATTACCTTCATATAATACTTGAGAATAACTAGGATTATATGGTCTCATTATGGGTAGATTAAATGTAGGTGTATCATTGCGTTGGTCAGATGTTGTTAAATTACTAGATGCAAAATCATTTGTGTTTCCACTAGTATCGTCTCCGAGTGCTGAATCTGTACCAAACTGTAATCTAAAACCATTAGTACCATAAGTAATACCAGTCAATGTCTTAGGTATCCATCTGCCAGTTGAGGTATCAGTTAAGCCAAAGGTTGATGGTGTTAGTGCTGTGCCATCTACTATGTTAACTTCTGCAAAATAATAACCAGCATTTTCTGAACCCGAACTACCATAATCACCACCCAAGTTCATCGGGTTAGAAGTGTTGTTTACTTCAAATTGAAAATCTTGGGAAGGGTATGTTTCTGTTGAAAAACTTGTTATTTGATCTCCATCAATATACATTTTTATTCTATTTGCTGCGGTTGCTTGAGTTGTATCAGCTGCTATTAAGAGGTGATACCATTTCGAAGTATCCTCAAATGTTCTATTAGTAATTAAATTATAGTATGAAGAAGTAGCATCTGTAAATTTGATAGTGTTATCGGTATGAAAATATAAAAAATCACCTGAAGTTCCTCCAGAAGGTGATGTTGTTAAAATTAAATTTCTTGCACTTCCAAGATTTGCTCTTTTTATCCAAACACTAAATGTCCACGTTTTTCTATTTCCAGCACTACTCGGTGTTCTTGCCAATCTTGGGTTATCAGTTCTATTAAACATACAACTTTTAGCAATCGTTCCATTGTCTGTAAAAGGTACGAACTTACCGACTCGTTGTCCTTGTCCATTCCCAGAATAAATTATTGGAAAGAAATGTTCTTCGCCATTTGGTATTGTTGGTGTTGCCATATTAATCAGCTCCTAAATTCTTTGAACACAAAGCAAGATATCCACTTGGTACACTATATTTAAAATTACCTATTTCATTTGCATCACTATTTCCACCCGCACTTATTTGCCCATTAAAAGTAGAATCTTGTCCAAAATTAAAAGTTACTAATGCAACTGCATCATTGGCTAATACACTTTTTGGTAGCCATACTGTTCCATCTGTAAGGTCTTGAGTAGGTGATGTAGAGTCAAAATCAACTGAACCATAAGCACTTCCATTTGTTGTTAATGTAAATGTATTATTGTCAAAATCAGTAGCAACCCCAACAACAACACTTGCTTGAAATTCTGTTAATCCTGTACCTGTACTTTCATTATAACCCCATTGCCAAACTGAATATGCACTTGTTGTATGTCGTTGATTAATACCAAAATCTCTCCAACCACTACCACTAGTTGTAGCAGTTTGAGCATTTTCTGCATCTATCCAACCAAGTCCTAATGCCTCTACTGCTGGATATGTTGTAGTATAAAGTTCATAATACCATTTTCCAGATTTTACCCCCATAGTTCCATGTGCGAATCCATTTGTGTTGCCACTTGGTTTTGATATAGAAGAAAGATTTACACCACTAACACCTCTAATAGTTACTCCACTATCATAAGAAAGTTTGCTTACTGGATTCATTACACAAAAATTATTTGTAGGTGTGTCAAAAACTTGGTCATGAGTAGCAAGATTAACAGTTGTGTAGTCGTTCCCTTGCCCTGATTCATCATCTCCTAAATCTGAAGCATCTCTGCCATCAATATGAAAACCATTAGTACCAAATGTTAGACCACTAACATCTTTGGGAACCCAAATCCCATTACTATTTGTTTCTCCAAAGCTAGATGGGTCAGCTGCAGTTCCATCAAGCATGACAATATCTGTCATATAGCCACTAAAAACTCTATCTGAACCAGTATTATGACAACCTATGGCATTTTCATAAGAAGAACTATTTATATGTGTGTCGTAATTTTGTGTTGGATATGTCGCAGTAGCAAAAGAAGTTACTCTTTCACCATTTACATAAATTTTAATTCTGTCACTAGAATTTGCATTTGTCGTATCAGCTACAAGCACAACATGATACCAAGCTGATGGGTCTCTAAAATGAGCATTTGTTTCAAATCGTAATGTTTGTGAACTACTAGCATATCCTTGAACAAAAAGGTCATCACTATTAAATTCAACTGCAAAAAAATTTGTCGTGTTTGCAGTTCTTGTTCCAAACAATCCATAATTACCTAATTCACCTCTTTTTACCCACATACTTAAAGTCCAAGTTCTTTGATTTCCACTAGAACTAGGGGTTCTTTTCATATAGGCTGTATCATTATTATTAAACCTAATTGACTGATCGATTGTATAGCCAGTTGTGCCAGCAGAGTTTGAGGCTCCCCCTAATACATTATTTTGAAATACCATTTAACCCTCTTGTATTATTACTTAACATCTAATGATGCCTGCATATGCACACTAGAGCTCGATAACACAATATAGTCAATTCGATCGACGGCTGAAGCTGAAGTAGTTAAAGTTGGTGCAGTTCCTCCTACAAACTTATAAGCACTGTTATAAGACAATGTTCTACTTCCAGTACCGTCTTGTCGAATAAAGAAGCTTCCTGTCTGTCCAGATTGAACATTTGTTGGAGCACCAAGATTTCTACTACCACCTAATCGAACATCAAAGTTTTGACCAGTGTTGAAATTTACTGAGATAGTTGATGCATCAGTTAATGAAACAATGTCGGCAATAGCTGACTTCGTAATTCTAAATTGTTTGCCTTTTGAATCTACGGCACTTACAGATATAGCTGTTGTTGCAAATAGTTTATTTGTATCTGTAATTGAACTTGTAATACTTGTTGCTGTCATACGAGTTGCAACTACTGCTGTAGCCGAGACCGTACCACCTACTGTGATTGGACCAACAGATCCACCTTCTGTAGATAATGCACTTACACCAACTGGGTCTATAGCATTCTGTACATTTGTACCATCACAATAAATAAACTTAGAACCACCACGAGGTGCAATAACATTGGTTGTTGTTGCAGCTGTTTTTAATTTAACTGTATATGTACCACCTGTTGTTTGGTTATCAACAGCATATAATTTTTCGACACTTGGTATTACGATTGTAGAGTTTGACCCAAGTGTTCCTTCAATTCTTAATACGGCATTACGTGCCTGATCAACAGCACCATTATTTGTTGTTAGAGTTGTTGTTGCTCCTGTTGTACTGACGACAACTACACCACCAACGGCTTCGTCCACCATATCAATTACTTGTTGGTTAAGACGATCACCCCAGGTGTTTGCGTTTTCTCCATCAGCTTGTTTCTCTAATCTTAATCTTGTTGTGTAGTTACTAGACATATTTAATTACTTCCTTTTACTAATGTATTATCGCCTCCGGCGGGCGATGCATTGTTTCTCATATCATCCTGTCTCGTTCTTCTGGCTTCGTTTAATAAGTCAGTAAAGGCACGTTGATACTCTTGTTCCCATACCTGTGCAGCTGTATAGTTTTTCATAAACATACAAGCTTCCTTCATACTAGCATAGAACAACCCGTTAGAACAATATTGCGTAAAGAAATTCTCTTGATGTACAGACGTGGCAGCAGTCGGTTGAACGATGTACGACATCTCACAGTCATACGCAGAAACAGGGGTTGGAGCCACTAATAATTTATCGAACCCAAAGTTAGCATAATACTTAGGAACTCCTGTGCTAGTTCGTTGTGGCCAATAGTCATTTAAATATTCATCTGTCTTTTGTAAAAGATTAATTCGTGTTCCATCTGTTTTAAGAATATTTAAATTTTTAATGATTAATGTACTACTAGGTTTCGTTAAGAAAGGATCACCAATAGTTAAGTTTGATGTTGCATATTGTACAACACCATAAGAGTCTATCTCTCTTATTAACCGAGCTTCTGCTCTTTCAATAAAGAATGGAATATCGGTTAGGAATTCTGTACTTGTGTCTTCACTTGTTGTTTTAATTCTATCAACTAATTGATTATATGTTATGCTCATGTTCTTTTTGCCTTCCAAACTTCAGAAGTACCACCAAAAATTTTAGGTGTCCATATACCTCTAACTCTGGTTCTAATCCTCATACTAACACCGGTGATAACTAAGTTACCATCACCATTAACAGAAGGAGTTACTACATTAAAACTTGGTATTGGTAAAAATGTTAATGCTCCACCCATACCACTATGTTCACTACAATAGTAGTATAACTCAGTAGGTCCTGAATTAACAACAAAGATTGAAGTATAAGCACCACTATTTCCAGGGGTACCTTCTGTTGCAACATTTGTTGTAAATGGAGATCCACCACTATGTGTACCATTATTAGTTAAACTAAGACGTAAAGGATGACCACTGTTTGAACTATCTGATTGATCGAAGACATATAATGTACGACCTTTAACGAGGTTTAAGCCGTATTGTAATTTACCATCAATATAAAATTTACTACCACTTACGGTAACTTTAAATGTTTTAGCTGGGTAGTAAACAACTTCAGCTCCAGCTTGGGGGCTTGCAGTTCCTAATGCTCCTGTTAATGAAACACCAGTTGCAATTGCATAAGGACCTGTTGATGCAAATGCTTCTCTAAGAGTAAGACTTGTAGATATACCAGTTGGTTTAATTGCAGAACCAACGGTTATAGTTGCTGACCTTAGTGAGATACCAATAGGAATTCTAGTTGGGTTAACTTGTTTAACAACAGCAACCGATACATTTCTTAAACCTAATGTTGTTGCAATGCCAGTTACATTTAATGAAGAATCAACGGCAATACTTACTGATCGTAAGTTTGCTGTTAAACTATTACCCGCAACAGAATGAGCACCATCAACCGATATAAGTACAGACCTTACAGTCGATGCTAAAGCTCCGGCTCTGGATACCGAGATAGACTGATTGACAGTATTCTCGTTCCAAGCTCCTGTATTATAGGCATTTCTGCCATATCCACTAGTAATCATAGTCATAAATTTGACCTATTGATTACGACAGTGTGATAATAGCAGTAGCAGCAGCGGCAGCTGGGAATGAAATAGTAAATGTACCATTAGTAGATACTTTATCAGACCCAAAGTTTAAGACAGCAACAGCTTTATTACTGTTGGATGCATTATAAATTAAAGCTCCTCTAACTGAAAATGTTGTACTTGTAAAAGACTTATCTGTAAAATCTACAATTGCCGTACCACCAGCAACAGATGTTCCACCTAATGAAATTGTTGCTCCAGCTAATGCTCCACCACCTTTTGCATAACTACCACTTGAAGCCACCTCGTTAATAGATGTATAAGCAGCAGTACCAGCAGATAAAGATGCAGCACTTGTATATAAAGCAATCTTTAATGTATCAGTTCTAAGATTATGTCCTTCCTGTAACACTTGAGATTTAAAAGAGTTGCAGACAGCTTGTGTAATTGCCATAGTTTAGTTCCCTCGTTTTGTAAATGTTGAATCGTCAGGAGACCAGCCTGCATCACCGGTTGTTGCCAACACGACTGGCGGACGGGCATCCTTTAAATTTTCATTGTCATCGATTCTCGGAGTTTTGTTTTGTGGATGATCGATAATATTATATCGACCGTCCGACTCCGGTGCACCGACAACTAATCCAGTTGGTTCTTTTACTCGTTGAGAGTAAAGGTACCGAAAACTAGATCGGTCGCAGATAAAATATGCATATTTACCTTTAGCCATAACCTAGATTATAACCTAAATGAAGGCTTAATCAAAAGACTTGCACGTTCTTTATCTGCATACATTGCTGACGTTAGTTCTTCTTCATACATTTGTTTCAGAATACTAGTTCGTTCAGCAGTGATTCCTGGTCTCTTCATAGCCATTTTATAAGCAAGACCCGTAGAAAGACAAGGAAGGAATCTAAAAGGAATGTCAAAGTCCTGATTAGATTTGTTTACATCCTCAACTCTATTAAAACTAAAATAAGATAAGATTGGTGTACCACTTGCTGTTGTAGCATCGGGTGTTGGCCAGAGATATAACTGAGCCGCATCTCTTAATCTATTGATTGCATATTGAGTCGGTCTTCCTGTCTGAGTTTTATTTGTAATTCTTTGGTAAGCTTCAATTGTAATTCTACTTAAAGCTAAATCGGTTTGGGTTGAACCATTAATTGTACGATGAACAATTTCCGTAATGTCAATTAATGATGTCGGTAGTGTATAACTTGATGTTCCATTAGTTATATCTAATGTTGCCGCAGCTTGTTTCCATAACAATATACCACGATTCATCCAGTCAATGAGTAAGAGATTAAGAGTTCTTCTGGCTTCTAGTGGCTCAAACCCTAGAGTCTGTTCGCCACCAAGCATAGACATGGCTTCATCAACTACATCAGCTACGTCTAAATTAAAAGATGTTGTACCAGAAGTTCCCATGTTTATCTATCGTCGTAGTCTTTACCAAAGGATGCATGTACAGATCCACCTGTATAGTATTTATTTTTAGTTCTGCCACCAGTTTTCATACCAAAAGGTCTACCGTATTGGTCACCAATTGCCCAATCATTCTTTTTTTTAACTTGTTTTGGTTTTTTAACTTTTGGTTTTTTCTTTGGAGCAACTGGTGTCTGACTACCCATTCCACCTAGAAAAGCTTGGTTAGCTTTACCTAAACCTTTACCCGCGAGTATCTGTTTTTCTTTTAAAACTTTACGGTTAGTCATAGTTTTAGAATCGGTAGGTCTATTACTCTTTACTGTTTTAGTTTTTGTTGTTGTTTTCTTTTTCTTTTTACTAGAAATTCCCTTCCAGTCGGTATCCGTAGGTCTAGTACTACCTAACTTACCTCTAACTGTTTTTCTGTTTTGTATCATTACCATTTTATAATCTCCCTGCTAAATACATTAGCTCTAGTATTAATAATATCGTTGCGCCTGAAACAGCCAGAGTAATAATAATTATATTTTTAATCCGACGTTTTTTTGCAGCTAGTTCCTGAAGAGCTTTCTTTCGTCTAACTCTTTCAGTTCCAATCTCTTTTTGTAGTCTTTCCCACTGTCCAGGAGAACCAAACAACATAAATAGTTCTCGCATCTCATCACGGATACGGTTGGCTTCCTCTTTACGAAAGTGAGCATCGATTGCAGTTTGCTCAGTTCCCGTTAACTTACCTAGTATACCACCCTTGTTTTCGGCAGCAAAGGACAAATCAGCCTCGGCTTTTGCTAATTTTGTAATTGGGGATACTAGTGTATGTAGTTCCCTTCCTGTCTTTACAGCTGACGAAATGGCAGAGCTGGCAGTCTTTAATGCTGCGAATGCTGTTAATGGATCAATCATAATATCTGATTAAACTTTCTTTTTGTTACTGCGTTTCCTCTTCTTCTTATTTTGCCTTCTCTGTTCACTCAACGCAATAGCAACAGCTTGTTTTTTATTAGTAACTTTTTTACCACTACTACTTTTAAGTTTTCGTTTTTTAAATTCACTCATAACAATTTGAGTTTTTGTATTGGCTCTGTTAATAGCCATGCCTAGACACCAATTAAAATTCTAGCTACCACGGACGTGATGCCAGATTGCATAGCTATGGTTGCACAAACGGCTCCCATTACTAACCATTTAACTTGAAAAATGGATTTCTTAACGCAACTCATATCCGTCTTTAGTTCAGATACATCTTCACGTAATTGTTGTTCTCGTTCTATATGACGAGTCAACTCAAGTTTAAGTTCAGTTAGTTCTTTAGGAGACATAACTTTAAAATATTAAACACCAAGCTACCATTGCAGCAAGGGCAATAATGTACCAATGACGGTTACAACTTTTGCAATTCATTTTGTTTTTGATATTTTCCCATATCATAGAAATATTAAACATACTTCCTCCATATATTAATTTGTTATTATTATTAACCAGTAAAAATTGTTCCAGCTACACTTGTTGGTACCGTAACATGCAAGTTTGTGAAGTATCTAATTCCAGCATCTTCAAGATATGTATCGTTTGATCCACCTGAATTTAATTCAAATTTTAAAACTTGTGTACCAGTATCACCCGCTGAAACATAATCATCGTGAAAAACAACACTCTTAACTGCTGTAGAATGACTTGTAAAATTATAACCTCTTATACGACCTGCGTTACTATCAATCGTTGTAGTTGCTGAAACGAAATGTGATGTAAGATTAGTTGCCATATTAATTATTCCTTATTTAAATTAAAACAAAAGGGGTCATTACTGACCCCCTTTATTATTCCTATTTCTAGGATGATCCAGCAGAACCGTAATAAGCTCTCCAGTCACTCCAGCCAAAGCTATATCTTTCTCTCGCTTTGAATCTCAAGTTACCAGTGTCAAAATCAGGTTCCATCTTCGTCGCTAAAGGTGCTCTTACGAACATTTTAGTTCCGTTAGGTACATCCGTTTTAAAGAAATATGCATTACCATCAGTAAACCTATGGTTAACAAAGTAACCCTTAGGTAGCATACCCATTGAACGAACGGCATTAACGTCATTAACATTCGTTACACCATCTTTGTTAGTAGGTCCAGACCCACCAGCAGCCCAACCATAATGAGATGTGGTTGTTGATAATGTACTTGCCAAGATCTTTTCAGCAGTAAACTGAAGATCAGGCGGAATGTGCAATGACTCTGCACGTGTACCAGTTAAGATGTTTCTGTCATCTTTTGTTTGTTGGATAGCAATCAAGGCATTTTCAACAGTAACCTCTGATAAATCAGAAGCCGCTAGTTTATTGTCTTGAGAACCACCAGTTATTATTGGATGACTGTCTGAGAAGAGTGGTTGTCCATCTCCACCAGGATATGATGTGCTGAAACCATTGTTAAACACATTAGCAGCTTTTACTTGTTTAGTAGAAGCCATAGCTCTTGCAAGACCTCTTGCACGTACTTTAGCAAAAGTATCATACAAGTTATCTTCCATAGCTTCCTCAGTTACTGCGAAAGCTAAAGCTACTGTGTCGTGTGTGTAACGGCTGGTATACGATTCTGTAGCAGAATCATATTGTACAGCTGCACCTTCTGATTTAGTTGGCGCTTCACCAAAACCGGTGAAAAGCACTTCTTCTTCAAAAGCTCTATCTGAATTTTCAATTTCAAAACAAGCTTTATGTTCGTCATCTATTGATCCATACTCCATACCGAAGACTGCGTTTAGTCCAGGAAGGAGCTGTTTAGCAATATTACCTCTATTTATAGCCATAATATATTCCCTCCTATGCTAAGTTAGCAATAGAAACCACGGAACCAAGTCCATAATGATCTCTATGTTGATTAAGTTTTACCTCGAACTTTGGAAATCGATCGGTTGCAGCTTCACCAGGTAGTGTAGACCTTCTAAGCACTCTTAATGCTTTTGTAGCCTCATCTCCTGCTCCACCTTTCATGCCAAAACCTGACATACCAGTGACGTTTGAACCTGCTCCTAATGTAACATCAAAGTTTAAACCGATTTGAGTGTCTGCGACAGTCGCATCTGCTTGAACCATAAATGTTGCATTCGGATCATCGAGTACCAATGCTGTTGGAGTATCTTCCGCAGATGATGTGTCAGCTGGGAAGTAGTTTGACCAAGTTGGTTGCTTAGTAGTCGAATCGACCCACTTAGCACCCATAAAAACTCCAGCCACTAGGTCCGTTGTTGCAGATACTTTTTGAAGCTTACCGCTGACAATCTTTACCAAGTCACCTTGGAAAATATTTTCATCGGAGCCATTCGCCACAGAATATTCGTTCATTCCGCTTGAATTGTATGCACCACCACGCATCCTAGAAGGTTGGAGTCCATTCAAAGTTTTAGATGTTGCCATCTTTTCCTCCTTCAATAGTTAAGTGTTTACGTTAAATTGTAAACCAACACCCTCTACTTATCAAAGTGTGTAGGTCTACCCGTGGTAACTTTTGAACGACTATTGTTTGAAATAGGCATACGAGGATCATTCTTGCTCATAAGCTGTCGATTGATAGCATCGGTTTGGTTTTGTGTAAACTCATCTATATGTTGTTTATAGTTTTCGTTATTCTCAATAGTGTTTGCAGCTAATGCTACATCACCACGAATCACAAGCTTACCAAGGCTACCTATCTCCTGGTTTTGGAAACCAGCACTCATTTCAGGAACATCTTCAGGTCGGACAAAATCCCAACCTTCATATTGTTTCGTCTGAACATTCTGATCATCATACTGACCTTTAATAGAAATACGAATCCATCTGAGAACAAGTCCTCTTGAATGGTATCGTGCCGCTACGTCTTTCGGTACTTTTAACCAATTCTGTTTTTCATAGACACCTCTTTGTTTAGAAGAAGTGTTTTGCGATGTACGACTCGCAGCTTTTACGTCAGTCTTTTTTACATTTGGTATAGTAGTCATATCAATTATTACCTTTCATTATCCACGTTATGCATTAACAATAGTGTAGTCATCACCGGCCTTCTCGACCTTGGCTTTTTCTTTAGCATACACTTCAAGTGGTACATTCATTTTTTTAGCAAGACGGACATCTTCTTGTGATAGTCTTATCTTACCTTTAGATGACGCTGAAGTACGTGACTTTCCAGCGACCACTTGCGCAGGTTTACTTATTGGTTCACCCTGCTGACCAAATTTATGAGGCATTTCTTTTTTTAGCCTTTTACTTATCTCATCATAGAACTCTTTACTCTCTGGATCAAAGCCCTCTTGTAAAATATCTTCGTTAATTACATGAGCCGCCTGAGTTAGTATTCTGTCTTTATTAAACCATTCACTATTATCAGAGATCCAATCTCGTGCTTGTTTACTTAGCTTTGGTGCCTGAGGTTGCGCTTGTGGTTGTTGCGCTGTTTGTTCCGTAGCTTCTGGTTGTACTGGTTCTTTCTTTGCCTGATCTTCCATATAAAATCTTTTGGCATCGATCATTCTTATTTCTGTCGTTGCATCGGCAATGGCTTTTTGAGCCTCAAGTAATCTATCTTTATCACCAGAGTCATATGCATCTTTATAATTTTGTTCGGCAAGTTTTAACTTTTCTTTAAGCTGTCCTTCAAAGTTAATTAAACTTGCAACTTCAGTTTCTTGTACTTTTTTAGTACTGTTTTGTAACTGTGCTTGTAGATCTGTTATCTGTTGTTGCTGTGCTTCAAGTTGATCTTCTTTGTCTTTTCTTTGTTTAATAAGTTGTCTTATTCTTTTCTCAGCACCAGCAGTATTAATACCGTCTAGTTCTTGAGGGTCAGTATCTTTTGATTCTGTTGCCTTTTCTTCTGTAGTTTCAACCTTAGCTTCAACTTCTACTTTTTGTTTAGGTTTAGGCTCTTCAGCTTCGGCTTCAACTTCGTAAGCTTTTTCTGATTCTTCTGATTGGGGATTTGAAACGTCTATAGTTTGGTAGCCGTCGTCTTGTGTTTTATTTTCTTCACTCATTTATTTCTCCGTAGTTACGAGTTACGATTACGTTAATAATCAGATTATACATTATTACTTAGCTATATCCAAATTCGGATCTAAGTCCGCTGGGTCGGGTACAACCATTAAAATTTGATCGTCAAATAATAGAACCATTCTAATTCCTTTATAAAAGAATTTATCACCTTGGTATTTACCATAGACAACATAGTCTCCAGGTTTGCACCAAGCCCCTCCTTTAAATCTATCTCTGTCAGCATATGCTAGTTCACCAACTTTTATTACACGACCGACCGTTGTTAAGTATTGCGCATCATCTTTAAATTTACTAGGTAATAAAATACCACCTTTAGTTTTTTCTCGGATAGCTACTGGTCTAATCAATACATGATAACCAGGTATATTTGGTAATACATCTGGATCTGGAGATTCCTTGTTCGTTATCCATTCATCATTACTTGCCGCCGCCGTCGCTACTCCTGCTGCTTTAACCATTAGTCCTCACTTTCATTTTCATTATACATTTTATTTTCGGCTAATTTTAGTTCTT